CGCTTCTGCATCAGCTTGACCTTTACTTTTAGCCACTCCACCTTTAACAACCTTAGGAGCATTAGCCACTTTCTTTTTAATCTGTGGCTTTGCTTTCTGTAGATTACGATAGGACATCGCATCCTTAACAAGCATCACGTATCTGTGATCGTATACACTATTGATTTCTGTATCATTAAATCCAATGTTACCAAGATAATCCCGCATTTGTTGTTTAAAACGAGGGCCTTTTTGTTCATCCATAAACTCTGGAATTTTTTGACTAAGAAGTTTTTGTTGTTCACCTAAGTATTTATTAAACTCTTGAGATTGTAACTCTTGAGTTTGCTGTTGTACTTGAGCTAATTGGTCATGCTTTCTACGCATTTTATGCTCTAGTCTAGCAGCTTCTACTGGATCTTCATCATATAGCTTCTCAAAATCAACTTCAGCGTATTCTTGTTGTAGTTGTGCTTGTGCAGCGTTATTAAGTTGGTCGAGCTTTTGTAGTTTAGCTTCAACGTCTTTTTTGGATCGTTCAACAAATTCACTTGACTGGTTTCTTTCCTGTGCAAGTTCCTGTGTTTTACGAGTGTAATCTGCATTTCGTTGATACCCTTGAATTAACTCCTCTAGGTTGACCGATAGATCTGTACCATCAACGGTTACAGAATAGTAAGGTTCCTCAGAGTTCTCTTGTATATCACTCGACTCAGATGTTTCTTCTGCCTCATAAGACTCGGTCTCATCAGGGCTTTCAGTTTCTTCAGTAAGAAGTCCTTCTTCTGTTTCCACTGTTTCAGTTGGTTCCTCAGATACTTCTGTAGGAACAGTTTCAATAGGTGCAGATTCATCTCCAGTCATAAGACTTTTAATAATGTTTCCTGCTTCTATTACGTTAGTTGCTTGGTTATCAGCCATAACAACCTCCTTTCGTTAAATGTTACACTCCCAGATAGGGTTGGTGTATTCGATTTAAGTCGAATTCTTTTTGATTTGATTAAGTTGTGCAGACGCTAGTTTGCCTGTTTCCATTACGGTTTTAAAATGGTTCTCAACTTTATCAGTTATGTGATACGCTTGCCATAGGGCTTTTCTTACAGCGTCATCATCATGTTTAGTTTGAAACATAGCAGATTGATATTCATCTTTTAACAATGCAAATGCTTCTACGAATAGTGGCTCATCAAGCAATAATTTTGCTCTTGTAGCTCGTTGTACTTCAGTATTTAATTTATTCTTGTCCATCATTAGGGTTTATCACAGTTTGTTGCCTTCGGTCAAGATTACCCAGTGCAGATTTTTGTTGTTCAAGCAGTGCTTTTTGTGCTTGTTCTTGTATCTTGCCTTGTTGTATTATTTCCTCTTTGGCTAACATAGCGTTGTTACGTAATTCACCTTCATTAATTTTAGTGCCATACTGTAACTCAAGTTCTTTAATACGAGTTTCAAACTTAAGGATCATTTCTTGATAGTCTTTTTCTAACTGTTTTACTTTAAGCTCACTATCTATTTGTTTTCTATAGTTCTCACCTTGTACTTGTAACTGTGAAACTTTTTCAAACTCTGTAGGCTGTGGTGGTTGTGGTGGTGGCATGTTTTGCATACCAATGTCAGGATCAGTAAAGAACGCATTAGGGTTTTTAAGACCAGCGTTTTCTACAATCTTACTTAGCGTGTTATAAATGTTACGCAAATTAACCATAGGCCCTGCAGATGATCCTTGCAGTTCCAAACCTTTAAGTTGAGTTTGTAATATGTTATTTAAGATAGATAACTGTTGATCTCTTGATCCAGTACCTAGTCCAACACTTATAGAAATGTTGCAACGATTACGCCATTCCATAGGTCTAAACGGTACAAAGTTATTTCTTATTTTAATAATTCTTTCTTTGTCTTGGTGTTTAACAACTAGTTCAAACATTTTTAAGAACATGTCTTTTACACCAGTCTCGGCAAAGATACGTGCAATAAGTTCTACTCGCATTTGTGCTTGAGAAAGTATGGTGTTAACACCAGTAGCTGTTTTGTTTAACGAGTCAGCATCCATACCTTGTGAGTATCGTGTAATACCTGTGCGTTGTTCTCTAACGGTATCTAAGTATTCCAACATAGGGAACGCTTGACTATTAATAGTTTGGGTTTGCATTGGCATCATAACTTGTCCAGGCGAACCTTTAGTTCTAACTACACCACCAGGTCGGTTAGTTAATAGGTCATCAAGGTTGACCTGTCCATCCATTACTGCAACTCGGTTGTTGTTTGTAAGGTACATGTTGTCTAGTAACTGACGCATAACTGTAGACTTAATTAACTGTAAGTCCTCAGTCATTTCAGATACAGAACGACCATAAAATCTGTGTGGTACGATGATAGGTGTTACTGATACAAACGGTATGCTATCGCATAGTTCGTTATCTAATACGGTATAACCTTCTGTGCCTGCTAAAGTTATTTTTCTTAACTTAGCAACGCCATCACCTTCTTCATCTATTCTGATGTAACATTCGTAGATTGAAATTTCATCCGTACTCGCCTCACCAGCATTACTATCATAATCATAATCAAGATTACGAAAACGAGTAATTTTTTCTTCATTGTATTTATCTTGCGAGTCCGAAGGTAAGCTGTAAACTTTATCATGGTCAAAACCTGCTTCTATAAGTTGCGTTCTAGTTACGGTAGTTCTATGGGCAACAAAATTTGCTTCTTCTATACTCTTAGCTCTACGTTCTATTAAAAATTCTTCTGGTGGTATAGCTTCTACTTTTACTTTACCATAAGTCTCACCACGTTCAATAACAACATCATGTAACATTGGTATTGGTGCATTTTCTAATTGGTCTAATACCATCGGATCAACTGGTTGGCCTGATTCAGTAATTTGTTCTAAAACTTTATCTCGTTCTTTGACAGCACTTTCATCTTCGTACTCAGTATGTTCTTTAACCTCTACGCCTTTTTCATCCAACAACATAGTGTATTCATCTTCACTAAGTTTTTCGTATGACTCACGTTCAATCTTTTTATTAGTGTCCCAATAGATTTTAGCTACACCATTTTTTTGTATTAATGCATCTTTAAACAGTGTGTATAGTGTAATAAACCCATCGTTATCTTTATTAAACACGTAGTTAAGATAGTCACTAGCTTGTTTTGCAACTTCTTCATCTTCGGCAGTAACAGGTTCACACTTAACAATCTCATCACTAGCAGCAAATGTTCTAAGTAGTGTTGGTAGGATAGACTCAATAACATCAGATACATCAGTTGATACAACTTGTGATCTACCTTCTTGCTCGTTACCAAACGGTTCACCAAAGTAATACTCTAATGATTTTTGTCTTTGTTCTGTAATGTCAGAACCTATGTAACCTAGAGACGCTTTGATCTCTGAGCTTACTATCGAGCCTACTTCTAATTCTGTAAGTGGTTTACCTTTTGCCATATTAAACTATATACCTTGTATCTACGTTAATTTCTGTTTGCCATTGACTTGTTGTGTCAGGGTCTATTGCACAACCGTATCTAAATGCATCAGCACCATGTGATGCCCAGTTGTGTAGGGGTTTATTTTTAAATGTTTGCATTTTATCGTCAAAATCTTTGCGGTATTGTCGCAAACAATCAATACCATACTTACATCGGTTCTTATCAAACCAACATCTATCTAATGTGTTTCTAACCGCCTCAATACCATGTTGTATCTCTAGCTTTGGACAGACATCAAAGTTAATACCTAAATCAAAGGCTACCTCTAGTCGTGATTTACCTGTACCTAATTCTCTTGCCACAATATCATGTGGTGCTACGTGTCGACTATAGTTGTAGCCTTTATCTTGTAATACATTTGCATAGTGTGCCAATGATTCACCTGACGTTTCATAGTAATCTATCAAATGTATCTCGTTGCCGATGCGTTGTGCAAACCAAATACTAGTTGAATCACCAATACCTAAATCCCACCACGTTTCTACACCGACGCTTTTATCGTAATCTACAATTTCGATGCGATTTTCTTTTTCAGCTTTTTGTATTTGCTTGCCATAATAGGCACCACTGACTGCAGCTTGAAAACTACACTCATATTCCTGCTCAAATTGGTCTTCTGGCATAGTAGCTCTAGCAGATTCAAGTTCTTGAGCATCGATAATTTCTGTTTCACTTGCTCGATATAATTGGGCATACCAATCCTTTCCTGTTCGTTTTGCAAAATCGTAAACATCCCAGAACTGATTGTGGCCCATAGGAGTTCCAATAAATATAACGTAACCTAACTTGTCACTTACCGCAGGTCTAACTACTTCAGTCCAAGTACGAGGTGACATAAGTGCGAACTCATCCATGCATACACCGTCAAAGCCTAAGCCTCTAAGTGCATCTGGGTTGTCCGAACCGAAGATTTGAATTCGTGATCCATTCCATAGATCAACCTTCAGCTCAGTTTCATGTCGTTTACCACCGAGTTTCATTAAGGGTTCTGTATATTCTTTTAAATAGTCGTAAGCGACTGCTTTACCCTGGCGATAGGTCGGTGCAATATACGCCAATCTTGCATTTGGTATCTCACAAGCCGTCATAATTAAATGATTGATTGCAAATACCGTCTTGCCAAACCGCCTATGACAGCAGATGACATTAAATCTCTTTAGATCGTTGTGGATCTTTTCTTGTAGTGGTCTTGGTTCGTAAGGTATTTCTAATTCCATTACTTACGTTTGTTCCACCGTTTTCTCCAAATCCAACTTTGTAGTTTAGCTAATATCTTTTCTAACATATTAAGAACTTTAGTCATTAAGGATTTTGTTTATGTAGTTTTGTGTTTCTTTTGGTAATTTATTAAAGTTAGAACCTTTTTTACGCCATTTGTCAACATTACCTGGACCCCAATTATAAGCTGCTAATGCACTTACCGTATCATTGTCATAACGGTCAAGCATAGCATTAAAATATTGTGTACCAAACCTTACGTTTTCAACAGGGTCAAATGGATCCTCTAATGGGTCAACACCAAAACCTGGTTTCTTAGCAGTGTTGTCCATAATCTGCATTAAACCTTTAGCACCAGTGCGTTTGTTGACAGCTTTAGGATCACCAGAGCTTTCTGCCATAATAATCTTTTGTATCAGTGGATCAGTGCTTACAGTATCACCTTCTAACAAGCCTTGATACTCACGAGGTAGATTTGCAGTCATAACTTTGTTAGCTAATGATAACAAACCCTCAATCACGTTTCTTTTTTCTCCAACCAATAGTAACAGCGACAGGCTTATCGTCATCACCACTAATAGTGCTATTAACCGAAGATAATCTTGAGTGTACATACGGTGCAGCTCTTTTTGCAGCCCACATTTTCTTTTCAGGGCTAGTTTTTTTAGTATTAAGGATGTTTAACATATATTCGAGTGGAGTTACAGTACCCTTGTTAAGCATTTTCTCTAAGCGTTCTGCTTTTGTACCAGCTTTTACGCCTTTAGGTCGCCCTGAGCCTGGTCTTTTACCACCATGTGCCATAATTATTTCCTTTTCTTAGCATTTCCACCTTCTTCTAGCTTGTCTTATCCTAGAATTAGGATCATTTTTAGTTTTTGTTGATGATCTTTTGAGTTGACCCAATGATCTAGCACAATATGACTTACGTCTCTTGGCATCTTTAGATCCAGCCTTAACTTTACCAGTAACTGCGGTCTTTAATTTACTACCAGGGTTAGCTCGCCTGTAAGCAGCTACACCTTTCTTAGTCATACCAGCACCAGATTTGGTTTTACGGTAGTTTCCGCCCTTACCAGTAGTCCTTGGTATGGCCATTATTTCATAAATTTTTTATTTTTATCTTGCAGTTTATCTATTGCTTTTAATTCTTGCATTATCATTTTTAATTCTGATTCAGTATTAGCATGATAAGTATTACCGTCAAAATTAAATTTATACTTTGACGATTTAGGTTTTTTACTTCCTGTAGGTAAATTAAAATATACATCAGCCATTATTTTTTCTTTCTTTTCTTAAGTTTTTTAAAATCAGCACCTGTTATCTTGTTACGAGGTTTAGCAACACGTGCTAGAGCTTTTTGTTTCTTACTGTACTTACTAAAAGGCATTAGGCTTTTTTCTTTTTAGTCTTTTTAGCCGTTTTAGCAGATCGTTTTAACGCCTTATCAGTAACAGTACCCTTGCCCTTTTTGCTAGTACCCTTCTTCTTAGCTTGGTTCATGTTGTAATATAAACCCTTTTTAACGATTCTACCGTCTTTAGTTTTATGAAAACCCTTCTTAATAGCCATTACTTACCTACCTTTTTTTGTGCTAGTTTATGTGCTTGCGTAAATGTCTTACCACCTAGCATTGATTTCTTCATAGCTGCCATGTGCTTTGCAGTATGGTGCTTACTATGTTTCTTCATAGTGGCCTTCTGACGTGCTGTTAATTGTTTTTTCATACCTATGGCTTTCCAGAGAATTTTGCTCCAAATGAATATGAGGATGCACCTGGATTTCTTTGTTTCATGCGTGATTTAGATCTTTCTTTTCTTTGTTTGCTAAGTTTTCTTTGCCTAGAGTTAGGCATCATTGGGTAGCTTTTAGTTCGTTCAGATGGCATTGGTCGTTTAGTTTTAGGAGCATTATTTATTGCATCCATCATTACTTTTACATAATTCATAATTAATCCTTAATAACCTCTAGGTTTATACAGAGGTAGTTTTTTTTTCTTAGTTGGTGAATTTGATTTTTTACGTCTTGCAGTAGATTGTTTTTTTCTCATTGGCATAATAGTATTTCCTGTTTAAATTGATTTTAAGGTACCTTACAGACGTAATTACTCTATAAGGGTTGCTGGTACCATATTAAGGTTACCTGCTACGGTACGTCTCTCTCCAGCCCCTTCAAAGGGATAGACACAGTG